GAAGATTTGCTGGCAACGGTGGGTCGAGCTCGTATGCATTACCAGGACTTGAAGCAAAAGTTCGAAGACTACAAGAAGAAGCACGCCCGTCTGAGCGAGGAGGGTGATTTCGACGAGTTTGAAAAGATTCGTGTAACCGAGATCAAGTATGCGGAAGCTATTGAAACCGCTCGCAAAGATTGGGTTGCGGCTCAGGACGCCTTTGACGAGTCCCTGAAAAACATGGAGAATGTCCTGCCTGAAACTTTGGAATTGCCGGAGGAGGAGTTGTTGAAATCCACGACGCGCTTGTGGGAAACCTATGGCGTGCCTATGGTGGTCATGGCTGTGTTTACGGGAATCGTGTGCACGTGCCTTCATCTGTGGTACTCTTCTTATGACAATGAAGCGAAGGAGGCGAAATTGGTTCAGGAGGAAACTGCTGAAGCCAAGCCGAATCGTCACAATCCTAGCCCTGACGATGTTGCGGCATCGGATTGGTTTGACAAGGAGGCAAACAAGAAGAAGTTACAGGCCGAATTTGACGAGTGGATCGACAAGGCTTGGGGCGCCCGCGAGGCGGGTGAAGCTGCAAAGCTTGATGCCCTAGTCATGGTCCAGCGGGAAACCCTGGAGGAAATGAACCATCTCGGAAAGATTATGAGTCGTCGGATCGAAACGCTTGAGGAAAACATCAATGAAGCTCGCCAACACGATAAGTGGAGGTTTGTAGCGAAGGAGAATGCGGAGTCCGCTCCGGTTCTGAAGAAGTTGGATGTTCCTAAGAAGCCGCTTCCACCCGTTCCTGCAAAGGCGAAGGAGGCGCGGGACGATTTGGCGGAGTTGCTAGTGACTTTGGAGCAGAAGGAGGCCGAGGGCAAGAAGTGCAAAGAAAAGTGTGGACGATTTGCTCAGGTTCCTTCGGAGCGTTGCGCGACCTGCAAAGTACAGAAAGCTGCTGAGAGAGCGGCCGCCAAGAAGAAGCAGCGCGAGGCGAAGGGCAAAGGCCTCGTGAAGGAAGAGAAGAAGGAGTCCATCCAGACGGGTTCGGTGGCTGTAAAGCCGCTGCACTTGGAATCGCTGGTGAAAATCAGCGGTAAAACGGAAGGAAAACAACCCTCTTTCAAGAACGGGATCGTTGTCCGCGGAAGTCTGCTCACTGTGAGCCATGGACCGGTGAACGACATGCAATTGTCGAGTCCGTTCATGAGTTTGCAGGAGGCGCGGGCGCTGGTGAAAGACAATTCGGTGACAGACACCGCTATTTACCAGTGTCCTGTGGGTGCGTTCGGGAAAGTTTCCGTGCGCGCCCCCAAGAAAGGGGAGGCCTGCTATATTACGTTCTATGAAAAGGTGGGGGATAAGTACCCCACCACCGCGACGGGGATTGTTACGGACTTGGGAGACCAGTCCAAAACGCACGGACAGCATTCGTGCACGACCCCAGACCGAGGTGGAGCGAGCGGATCACCCATTTGGGGCGTCAGCGATGGCGCTCTCATCGGAATCCATACAGGAGGACCGGCGGACAAGAAGGGACCCAATTACTTCCACCCACTCTCTAACGAGAAGGTGTGGGAGGGTCAGAATTGGCCCGCAAGCACTGCCAAGCCGGAAAACTAGTAGTGCCCCCGTTCAACCCCGACATTCTTCGAAAGACCATACAAACTTGGCTTGAAATGGGCCATGGAGCTGTTGTTGGTAAGTTTGAAGGGGTTGATAACGAGGGGCGTGTGGCAGACCTAGCACATGGGCCGGCACGCGAGTATCTGGCGGATAAGTTCTTATGTATGGGAAAACTGGTGAGCTTGGGCCGGGGAGGCAAACCGAAACGACGCATGGACAAAGAAGTTCTGATCACAGCGATCAACGAGAAATGGGACATGAGCAAGTTCGATGGGTTCGACTTAGCGTATGCTGGTCTCTTTGCAGAAAATCCTTATAGGAGCTTGGCTAAATACCACGCTCTGCAAAAACATGGGGATGAGGAGGCTAAGCGCATTGCGCAGAGATGGGTCTATGAGGACGAGGCTCCGTTCCTGGGGGGCATTGGCGTGGCGACGCACGAGTGGGCTGAAAGCCAGCTCGATAGGTCGAAGTCCGTCGGTGCTCCGTTCAATCGCGTCTACTGTAGTACTGGAGCGTTTTTGGATGAGAAGCCGGAACACCTGTCAGATTTGTGGAGCAAAATTTCCCGAAAGGGGGATTCCGAGTACGCATTTCTATGGGCGAATACGGAAAAAGAGGAGATGAGGGCTGTTGAGAAGTTGGCTGAGCGTAAAATCCGCACTTTTGTCGCTAGCTCGAAAGAGATGGTGTACTTTTATTTGCGGTTATTTGGTCGACAGAGCGAGGCGTGGTGTGAGTACTGTGAGGTGCTTAATCACGGCATCGGGTTCAACAAGTGGGGCGGTGGTTGGCACCGTCTTGAAACCAAACTCCGGAAACATCCTAATTGCTTTGGAGCAGATGTGGACGCGCGAGATGGTCACTGTTACTGGGATGAAGTAGTTCAGGCGTCATTGCTGGATTGGATATTTTTGCCATCAAGGGATCAGACCAGTGAAAACTATGAGAGGTTCGTCACGATACTTCGGAATCGTGCTTTTTCCCTCGTGGTTGATCCGACAGGGCTAATCTGGCTGGTAGTGGGGGGCAACAAAAGTGGAGATCCGGCCACCATCAAAATTAACACACGCATAACGAAGAAAGAGTTTTACTATTGCTGGATTCGGATGTTTGGCGATACCCGGGAGAAATTCCGGAAGAACGTAGCATTCGATGTAACAGGCGACGACGTGAAATTCAGCGTGTCAGATGAAGTGGTGGCTGTGTTTAACCTGACGACCGTGGCGGCAATGCTACAGCGGGAGTTGGGGGTGACATGGTCAACGGATGCATCATTCCCCCGCGATGCAGCAGATGTTCCCTACCTTGGTTCCGTCAGCCGAAGTGTTGGCGGGTTGTGGGTACCGAAACCGACGAGCCGAAAGATGATCTCGTCCTGGTTGAAGGGCACTAAGCAGGACACTCCTGCTATGAGCCTGATCAGGTCGTGGGCTATCTATCGAGAGGCTTATTGGGATGACGAAGCCCGAGAAATGACTCGTAAG